TATACATCTGCGCCGGGGTCCGTCCACCAATACTTTTCACCAACCAAGCTTAATAAGGTTTCCTTTCCTCCGTAGCCAATATGATGTAAGCCAACGCCAAAACCACCATGATTTCTGCCTTTAACGACGCCAAATGCTTCTTCAAGAACCACTTCGCCGTATTTATCGGGATCCTTTAATGCCTCAATATAGAGTTCTTCTATAAACGGGGTACCCCTTTCCATCGATTCAAGCGCAGTAGAGTCGCCGGCAATTTCAGCGCTTTTTTGGGAATAAGCAGTATGGCCGCCAAATGATTCCTGTCGAAAAGAAAACATGGGAGGCTGAGGGATCCCGCCATCGTCGCTGATGCGAATGCGATCGATGCTGAATGAGGCGATGGTCGCCTCATTCAACTTGTCAGGATCTGTTTGTTTCTCTTGACTGTATGGTGCATCCAGAACGGTACCGTTGCTTTTTGTTCTAATGTAATCTGCAGGGCCCCACGAGCCGGCATCTGGAGGCCCATATGGGAAGGGATCTGGGATGGAACTGACCTTGTGCCCGGGAACCAACGTATAAAAGGGGGCATACCAGTTCTCGAAATCCATTGCCATCCCTATCTTATTGTCATCGAATTCCTTGGCTACGTGGTCATAAAACTCCATAGTGTCGTCGAATATCCCGGGCTTCGTGAATTTGGGGCTGAGGAGGACGGCGCCTATGGGATATCCAAATACAGCATTGTTGATCGCGATCAGCTCGCTATAAATGCGCTCATATGCGTGCATTGCCTCATTAACCGCCTCGATGCAGCTGGGAAGTTCATCGCGAATGCGCTCGGCTGCAGCCACAACTTCCGGATCCTTGGCGGCCTCGCCCATGAATTGATTTAGAGCGTCTGAATCTGATGCCATAATTAACCTCTCTTCTTAGTACCCTAGAACTCTTAGAGCTTCTTCAATATTTGTAGGAATCTCAATAACATCTCCGAAATTGATATCAGCTTCAGTTGGAACGCCATTCCACCATGCGATGATCCACCAAAATCGCGAATCACCGTAAAAGTTATGAGCTAGTTTATAAAAGCGATCGCCATAACGCCACAAATGTGTGCTTGTTGTGGTGGCGGCGCGTTGTGCGACAGATGGATGACGAATAATGGGCGTGGCATATTGTTGAATAGCTTTCACATTGTTTCTCTTCTTTCTCAAGAATCTATAGTAATTGCTTGCGTTTGTTAGTATTCTGCTGTTTTGGTATCTAGGCATATCTGTGTTCCTCTGTCATTAAAGATCCATTATCTCATCGTCTGTTAAGCCATGGTAAGGATCCCCAAGATCGATAAATTGATTCTGGGGGCCGAGGATTGAGGCGAAGCTGGCCGCGGATTCGTATTTGTCTTCTTTGTCCCACTGGGCCATCATTTGCTGGTTGCTAGCAACAGATGCTTCGTAATGCGCGGCTTGTGCTTTCCTTTCATCTTTTCTTTGTAGCACACTTCCGAATAGGCCCGAATATCTTGCTTTGGCGTTTGCTTCAGCTTGTGTTTGTACTTGTCTTTTTTTCTGTTCTTCGGTATATTTTTGAGCGGCTGCGTTTTGGGCCTTCTTTAGATCGTAAAAAGTTGGATTTTCCATGCCATCAATGTCCACGCCATAAGGAAAGCCGATTTCGGGGCGAGCGTCGAAGCCCTCGTCCTGACCGTAGACGCCGGCTTCGTCGGTACCGAAGTGCCACGTATTGCCTACTTTTGTCCAACCTAGCGGATGCTCATGAAGAGCCGTAAAGTCTAAGTTAACATCTATTACTTTCGGAACGATGCCGACAGCGCCCCCCTCCTGCAGATTTGCGCCAGCCATGTTTGGATTGCCAACTTCTAAAATGCCTGCATCTGGTGCTTCTAAGTTATGATTAACTGTTAGATTGCCAATAAATCCTAAAACTCCTTCTTCGAAATAACTAGTACTGTACCCTTCTTGCATATCTTTTAGAGTTGCGCCGGCGCTGGTGCCATGGCCATAATCACTTAGCAGATTCATCAGTTGAATTCTTATTAGTGGAGATTGTGCAATTGTTTGTGCTTCGCCCATCTTAGAGTATGAAGGATATAGCGACTTAATTAATGTTTGTAGTCTTGCAAGATTTTCGTAACCCTCTCCAACAGAAAAACACGGGATCTTGAACGCTAGCGTTATTTTTCTTGTTGTGCTTTTCCACATTGGGATCGGATCAGCTCGACCATAAACTTGTTCAGCAGCCCAGTCACAATTATAAGTTTCATTATATGCAGTTATAAAGGCTTTGAAATCAACTTTTTCATTTGTTATCGTATTTTTAAATTTTATCGCAAAACCCTTATTTGCATATGCGTCTGAACCATCAGGTTGATTTTGCATATAAAATGCGCGTGTATTAGGATTATCGATTTCTTGCCCTTCATAGTCTGCCCTTTCTGCTTTCACGTCTTCAGCGGTGGCGCGCGATTTTTCAAAGGGTCTTCCGAATTTCGAAGAGTTAAACGTTTTGAATTTTGTTGACATTAATTATTGCTCCTTTAAGCTGGCTGTGCTATAACTCTAGTAGTGCCCAGCGTTGCATCGCTAACTAGATCGCCGAAGATTTTAACTGTCTTGCCGGCCACAATATCTCCATCTAAATTAAGTTCAATTGTAATATATTGTGTTGCGGGGGTCGAAGGAGTGGCGCCGGTGGCGCCCGTGGAAGACCCACCCCCTCCCGTTGGCGCGCGAAAACCGAAAGCGTGCGCTATTGTTTGCGCATGGGAAGTAGCTCGCAATGCTGATGCCAAGGCGTCGGCGTTGCCCTCGTCCATATTATCAATCTTTGCAATAATGTTGTTCATTGAAGTTTCTATAGCGCCCATACCGCCACCTTCTGAAATGGCCGCCAGAGAACCCAATACTTCAACCATTGGTTCGACATCTGGCGACATAAACTCATCAAGAGCCATTAACATCGTTGATATACCGAGAGCTGCAATACCTAAAGTTATGGCGCCGGCGACGGGCAGCGGCAAGCCCATCAATGCTAGCGCTCCAGCCAAAAGCGCTATGGCGCCGGCGAATTTTACTATCGCTAACGCGCCTTTGTCAATATTTGCCCACGCTTCTGGCTTCATTTCGTTCATGAATGTGGCAAAACCTTCAGCGCCTAGGCTCAGCCCCAGGCCCATCGCTATGGCTGCGGCGCCGACTGCCAATATGGTACCGACGCCGACGCCGACTGCAAGAGCTTGAGGGCCGCCGCCAAATATGACCATTAATGCCAACATTGCACCAAAAGCTGCTGTAAACTTCCATATAGCATCCGCGGCTGCTTCTCCATTGTCGCCTATGTCCTTAAAAGACAAAACAAGAGCTGCAAATCCTTCAGTTGCCATCATGATTGCCGCTCCGATTGCAAGAATCATCAACGAAAATCCAAAAAGCACGGGAAGCGATGGTGCGGCGGCGGCGCCGGCCCCACCGAGGGCGCCGCCTAGGCCCAGCAGGCCAGAACCCAATCCTGTGATGGCGCCAATTAATGAAAAAACAAGCCCAATAAATGGTGCTATAAGCGTGGGCCCTAAAAGAAAGATAAGGATTAAAGGCTTAAAATGTTTAACCACAAAGATAAGAGCATCCGCCACCCCTTGAAGTGTTGCTTTTAATTTATCCAGCTCTTCGTCATTGCTCTTTATCTCCATTAACCAAGCTCTGAATTCATCAAGCATTGGCTGTAAAATTGGCACTAATTCTGCCAACAATGAGTTGAAAGACTCCTGCAGGGACATCATAATCTCTGCTTGTTCGGCCATATCTTTATAATCGTCGCTAGTTTTGCCTAGATTCTCGTCTAAGGCATCAAAATTACCAGCCATCAATAGCGCCAGATCGCCAACACTATCTAAACCAAGGGCTTCTTTATAAAAGTTTTTCTGGTAATACGACATATCGTCAAAAGAAAGTCCGGTTTGAGCAATGGCATCGCGAATCATTTCGAATCTTGCTGCAGGATCTGTATCCATCATCATATCCATCGCATTAACAAAGTTTCCACCCAATGCGGCGTTTAAAAGTCCGGTTCTTTTCGCTGCTTCTTCGAAAGTATCAAATTTATCAGTAATGCTAAGAATCTTAGTCATTTCCATACCGGTAATCTTTGAAATTCGCGCAAGATCTTTAAAAGCTTTTCCGCCCTGATCGCCAAATTTTGCTAGTTGTGGGCCCATCTTTCCAAATTGTTCAGTCAGCTTGCCGGGTTCGACTCCAAGATCTTTAGCATATGCGGCAATTGACATCATACTTTTCCGGGCCATCTCTGGCGTTTCACCCAGGTATTTAGTGGCAGTCTGCATACCTTGGGAGAGAGCCTGATCGGAAATATTTCCATATGCCTTAAGCATTACACCGGTGTCAGTTATTGATTGTTGCATATCGGTCGATAACATGGTAAAATCCGTGAAACCGTCACGTAAAGATGTGTTTATCTTTGCTGTTTCTTCTGCAGATACGTTAAACCTTCGGGCGGCTGCGGCCGATTTCAGCATTGCCCTGGTTTGGCTTTCCGTTGCGCCAGTTGTTCTTTCGAAATCTGCTCTCGCCTGATCCATGGAAAATGCGAGACCAATCATTGAATCAACAAAACTTGATAAAGCGGTAGTGCCGAGGGTCTTGAAAAACTCTACAGGATTCTTGAATGCAGACCCAATTCTTAAAAATGACTTAACGTTAAAGAAGGGGTGGGCTGAATAGTCTTTTCCTATTTTTGTCCACACGCTGCCGATATCGCTTGCAAGCGCTTTAGCTTCTGCTAAAGATTCGTTGCGTTTTTTGTCAAGCTCTTTTTCTTTCTCTTTTCTCGCGAGGCGTTTTTTCTCTTCATCAGATAAGTCTTCTTCTTCTATTATTTTTTCTCTTAATAATTTTAAAGCAATTTTATCTGATTCATTTTGAGCCTCTTTTATTTGTTTTAGCAATTCTTGTTGAAGAATTCCCGATTTTTCAGCCTGGGCCCGGTCCTTCAGATCTGTAATTTCAGCCTTAAGAAGCGTTCGACGCTCAATATCAACTTCTCGTCGTCTTTCTGCTGCTTCGACAGCCTCTTCAAGTAACTTTAAATGCTTGAGCTGCTCGGCGCTCATGGCACCGGCAGCTGTGGAGGCCCTTTTATATGCGTCTACCAGCGCTTGTACTTGCTCAACTGAAAGATCTTTTAAATTTGATGGCGGCTTGGGATCTGGCATTGCTGGTCCTTCTTAAGGTCTATAAATTAAATAGTTTTGTAATAGAAAAAGACAGAACTGTTGTTCTGTCATATTCTAGCTCGTAAATCTTTTCGGTGGCCCGGGCTGATTATGAGAAGTCAGTGTTTGTGTTTTTGCGCCACCACCGCTACTTGCTTGCTCATATGCTTCTTTTTCGGTTTCTAATTGTTTTATTAATCGCTCTACAAACCAAGTTCTTAGGCCAACCGGAAGATTATAAGCTTCTGTGAATGACCAGCCTCCGGAATATTTTAGGAAGAAAAATTGTTCATAAATATTTTCTATATAATTATCGGTCAGGCCAAAAAAAGTCCGCGGAAAGCGGAACCTCCATGTCTTGTTCGTGGGCGCACTCTTCACATTGAAAATTCTGAGTTAAATCAACATTGGGCGCCACCACTTTATACATTAATCGAAGATGGCGAGAATCTATGGAAGGAATATTTTGAACCAAGTAATTAATTGCCTGACTTGAAGTATCGCCATTAACTGCCGTCACAATACTAACAATCTGACGAGTTACAGAGCGTTCAGTAATTTTCTGTTTTCTATCTGATTCTACTCCATTTAAAAGGCTTTTTTCATCTCTACCAGTTAAAAGCTTAAAAGTGATACTTACTTGACTTCTTGGCAACGTTGTATTAAACGTGCCATCTCCATTGTCAATAATTCCGCGTTCCACTGTCGGTTCGCCATAAAAAATATCAGTATCATTTAAATCAAATGAATATTTCTGCTGAGCATTACATGCCGGGCATGTTACGGTTGTGTTATAATCGTTGCCATATCCTGAAACGCGGGTGGCAATAATTATGGCATTTCTATCGCCAATCAATAATGAATCGGGATCAATACTTTTATCAACAATAAGGCTTTCCAAAACTCGATCAATAGCAATTCCTTTTTTAAGAAGAGTTCTCGATGTAAGCATGTCTTCTTCTTTCGCCGTCATTTGACGAATTTCAACACTTCCTTCATCGTGTAAAGGATGGCCGGGGGGGTAAAACTTACCTTTTGAAGGCAGCTCAACAAATTCAGTAGGAACGACGAAAGAAAAGCCTGGATTTTCACCTGCTACTGAGTGGGGGGCGCCTGTATCAGGTCGTTGTGACCCGGCGCGCTCTCTATTTCTAGACAATATACACCTCGCATTGTTTTGTTTGTCTTATAATTATACACCAAAGAATTCTGTGCCACCGCTGCCAGCAACGGCAGCAGAGCCATCGGCCATGGTTTCAACTCTTGCCCAGTCATATTTAAGAGTGACTGTGAGTTCTGTAAGCTCATCATCTCCATAAGCTAAATCGCCATATTTGACTTCGGTAATGAACGAATTCCATAATGTCCATTTTTCTAAATCATTACCATCGGAATCAACCTGAGTAATGTAAACAGTTCCCAGGGCACCGGCTGATTTTGCTTTAGACATTGTAGATAAAGTTGTAGAATCAGTGGGAGGAGTATAGCCCGAAGCAGCAACAATATCGGAAAGGGTGGCTGTCATATCTGGATCAACAGGATCAACAAGAGTAACACTTACGTCCTGCCATGTAACAGATCCGGGATAATAAAATGTATGATTCAAATACTTGTGTTCAGCAGCCGCGATTTGAAAGCCGGGCTTTGTAACAGTCTTGGCGTACCACAACATGGCGCCACCCTGGGCGGCCTGGACTCCTTGAAATTGTACAGTAAACCTAAACTTTCTTTTAGGATCTTTTAGAGCGGTGTCTTCACCGAAATTTGTTGACCAGAATGGCATATTTTAAAACTCCTCTTTATTTTAAATAGTGATGTGGGGGAAATTGCCCCATATTTTTAATCATCAAACGAAGCACCCGTGGAAGTAACAACGAAGTCGATCGCAATGTACTCGATAGCTCTTGCGGGCTTAATCATAATCTTAGCATACAAAATATTCTGATCAATAAGATCGTCAGTTGTCGTGCTAGAATCAAGTATAAGCTTGTAATCGGTAATACCAAATTCCGTCTTAACGTTTGCCAAGAAAGGCTCAATAAGGGCCGTAAACCGATCCCAAGTTGCTTGTACATTTTGCTCAAATAGAATCTGAGTGGCAAGAATCGAAATCTGCTTCTTAAGATAGATGACAAGCCTTCTCACATTAATTCTATCAAGTGCGCTTGGTAGCTCTTGTAGAGTCTTTTGTCCAAAAACAACAATTCCAGTAGATGGGAAAGAAGCAATTGGATTAATTCTGTTTTCGTAAAGTGTGTCTCTTTCCTTGGAAGTTAATCTTTCTGTGACATTCGTAACTGGAATGCCAGCGGCTCCATCAGTAAGGCCGCCGCGATTAAAGCCGGCTGGCGCAAACCAAATCTGCGAAGATGCATGGGAGCTAGCCAACACGCCCAGCATAGCGACAGATGGAGGCACCCAAAGCATGCGGCCGGTATTTTCATCCCTTGTCTGGACCCATGGATAGAATGTAGCTCCATAGCTCGAATCGAGTCTCCTAGATCTCAAGTCGCGCGCTGTTGCGGCAACGCCCGGGCCGAGTCTAGCAGCCTTGCTAGACTTATACTCCTCATGCGCTGGTGCATACACGCCGGCAAGATCAATAATTGCCATGGCATCGGCCCGCTCTTCGCAGACCTTAATCTGGTGAGCGGTCAAATTATCCAAAGTTAATCCGGGAGCAGCAAGGAGGTTCATGTCAATCTGCTCAGGATCTGCAACGGTATCCATTGCACGATGCCAAGTATGATAAACATAACTATCATCTTCGGTCGAAGTTGAAGACATTCCCTTATTGTACATCGGATCTGGCTTCTTGATATCGAATCCATCGGCGCCACCCCAAACAGGAGCAGTATAACTAGTGATTCCGGCGTCTAACAGATCTGTATAAGATGCTGTTCCAAAAGCAGTACCAAGAAGACGCGATCCGGATTGATAGAAGAAATCATTGCCGCCGGCCGTTTTAAGTACGATATCATCAAGAGAGAATACGTATGCATAATCTTCAATGCCGGTTGTGGCGAAGACATCTACGGGATTCTCACCGCCGCCACCGGTATAGTTAGCATAAAGCAAACGATGGAAATCGGGAATACTTACGTCATTAACAGTGCTCTGCGCTGTTCTTGTGGTCTGCATTCCGAAATATGCGTTAGTGGGGTCCGTGAGACCACCATCAGATGCTGATGTACGAAGTCGTGCTTTGGGAAACACAAAAGAACCGGTGCAGCCGCCATTATCAGTAACGGCATCTATAATGCCATCGCCAGCCATGAGATATAGATCGGTGACGCCTTGGCCTGAGCCTGAACGCAATATTCCAGCGGAGTTAGGAAGGCCGGTTCCACCAGTTAAGAAGAAGTTGGACAGTAGTCCTTGCGGATTGCTGGCGTGGTGGCCGGCGTAGCCGGTAGTGCCGCCATATGGTCGAATATTACAGGCGCCAGTACTGGCGACATCGTAAACGCTTCTATACCTTGGGGGTCCGAAATATCCAAATGGAAGCAGTGTGCCGTCTGTTGCGCCGGCATCTACGTCACTATTCATTTCAACGTATATAAATTTAGATTGGTTGTCGTATTCGCCATACGTCTTCAGTCTCTTGCTGTTTTCATCCCAAGACGAATATTTGTTTCCGATCTTGCGCGCAACATAGTTAGGAGAAGAAGGATTAAGATCGCAATTATCGAACCTTTCTAAGATTTTCATAGAGTTATCTGTATCACCAATGCTGCGAAGTAAGACCGAGAAAGTTCCATATTCGGTGAATGTGGTAGTAGAGCGTCTGATATTAGCAATCGAAATCTTAACATTCTTGTGGAGCCACTCGCCGTGGCCTCTTCCGATAAGGCGGAATAGCTTTTGCTGCCTAAACGATACATAACCCGTATAAGTACCAAGATCCTGGCCAATAAACCAGCCGGTTCGGCCTTCACGAGAGGCCTGTTTTTTCATTTCAAACGGACCTACAGTTGCGCCTTTGCCGATTGACATCATAACGCCCAGGGCGCCCGATGTAAATCCGCGATCTCTTAATTCTTGTTCATAAGTCTCGCCAAGCCAATAATCTTTTGCGCCAAGAGAGGTATAGAATGTTGAAGCGCTCACAAGCTGTGGATTCGTGTTAAACTTCTTGCGGATAAAGTTCGCATTGCTGTCATCAAAACCAAATCTGATTTTTTCTGTGCCAGCGGGACCACTAATAACCACAGTATATAAGTTATCAGAATCTACTCCAATTACCATGTTATTCGCGCCAGTAAGAGCACCAGAGGCTGCAGTGTCGGCGGCGGTGAATATTCCAGATCCATTGACTTTGCCGCCATATACGGTACCACTCAAATAGATGTCTGCGTTATCGACATACCAAATAGCTGCCAAGCTGCCTGTTCCAATGTTGGCTTGGGTGTTTGCTCCGGAAGTGAAAAGCCACAATCCATAAGCACCGCCGTTCTGGGCCGGGGTACGATTTATCGTCTCGTTAGTTCTCCAGCCTGCAGCGGCGTCATCACCTGCGGCCTTTCCTGCAGTAGTCTGCTGACCTAGCAAGCGAACATATGTAACAGGAGCCACATTTGAGGCCAAAAAGGCTTTTGCGGCGTAAGTGCCGTACATAGGAGACTGATGGTTTCCATCGCGATAAATGTCGCCGCCTTCCTTACCAGGGGCAGTATCGCCAAACATTGTCACAAAATCGGCATAAGATTCAACTTTAACGGGAGTCATCCCTAAGCCTCGGCGGGATCGACCCACCACTACGGGCCCGATGGCACCTGCTGTTTTAGGTAAAAACGAGTTGTCTATTTCATTAATAAACACTCCAGGAGATACAAACTTAAAACTTTTTATTGACATTACTGTTTCCTCTTATGAAAATCTCGCAAAATGATAGCGTAATCATTAATTAAATAGTATTTTTAAACTCAAAAGTCTAGTCAGGAAGTGATAAAAACAAAAGTTTCAGTTCAGGAGCTAATCTTATTAATCTTTAAATAAAGTGGGCATTCCGGTCGGCATGGTCGATTCTGATGGAAAAGAAATTTCAACTACGTTTTCATCTATTCTAACTATGGGCCTATCGTCGCTATCGCCCTCTCCCATTAAATATCCTAAAACTCTTATGGTAATATCGCTGGTAAACAGCCGCATATCTTCTGATAAGTTGTTTACATTGTTATTATGAGAAAAATCTTGCTCGATGAAAGCTTCATATAGGTGGCCATTTCTCTTCATTGTAAAAGCATTAATTTGGCCAGTTCTGCCGATAAAGGGAGTCATTAAGTCATTCATTTGCTGCTGATATTCTGTTTTAATGGTAATCTTATAAGTAATGTTGACATAAACAGGAATCGGCACTGACAAATATTGTATAATTACCTTTTTATTTGTTCTCGGATAATAAAGTTGCTTGGTGCCGCCTGTTTGAGTTTCTCCACGGGATCCGGCGGCTGCAGCAAAATTTCTAGTTTTGTCTTCTTTTATTTTTTTGGCAATCACCCATCGACCAGAACGTCCATTTTTATTATCTGAATAATAATGAGCCTGGAAGGATCCTTTTCTGGCGGGATCTTTTACAATTCCTGTTCTCTCAATACTAACCAGCGGTAATTTAAGGGCCCCAGCATCATCTCTCAAAAATTTATCGTTTTTAATTTGATAAGCTCTTTCAGGAGCTTGCCACAAAACAGGAACTTTAAAAAATCCCTCATTAGATCGCGTTCGAAGACCAAGATCTTCTTTTAACCAAGAAACTATGGAATAATCGATTGTTTCTATTGTAGAGGCCAATAAACCAACTTCTTTTAGCGTAAACTCTGAAGCGTCTTCAGATAGCTGCGCAAAATCAAAATTATCAGGTAGCATCGAATAGCCCCTTTCTTGCTCTCTTACAAGTTGCTGCAATTTCGAAACTATGGTCTATTTGGCCAAACAGCTTCTTTGGTTCTGAAAGTTTGACAATTTCATAGTAAAAATCGCCATATAGGACAAAATCGCCCTCTCGGACATATAGGTCCTGATCCTCTGTTAATCTTCTTTGGTGAAAATGGACCATAATTTCCCAACTTTTGTCAATTCCAACGCTTTCCATATAATCGGTTTCATAAGCTGTAAACTCCACAAGCGCATATACTCTAATTGGTGGTAAATAAGTTTTTTCGACCGCTTCTCCGTATAATTCATGAAAATTTGTTGCCTCCATGTCTATTGGATAATAAAGAATTTGTTGGCCGATGACTTTTTCAATTAATTCATCATTTACTTGTTTTACAAGATCTCGCTCTTTTTTACCAAGAAATAGAGGCGGTGGCGGAGCTGTTGGTCTTTTCCATTCATCTGCCATATTTTATTATCCCACGAAAATCGGTAGTGGAGAGAAGGCCATTGTTTTTGCTGCTGCTTCTGCTTTTTCGCTGTCTTGCGTTGCAAGAACGCCATATTCCATTTCTTTTAGCATTTCCATAAGCTTATCTCTTAGTTGAGTTTGCTCATCTTTTGCTTGTGATAGCAACTCTGAATGATTTAACGTTACGCTTTCTCCAGGAATCGGTATTGTTGTAAATTTACCGCGTATTTGTCCCAACATTTCCTTGCAAACAGCTAACGCATATTTTCTAATCCACTGCTTGCCAATGGAATTGATATTTTCATATGGCACGTTATCAAACGGAAGCGTATTCATATTATTAACGCCATTAACGCCAGTCTTATAATTTGCGTCTTCAGCCCAAGCGTTGTCTTCAACATAAAACCTAAACCATATTCTATTTAGCTCTGCTAAATCCCAATTGCTCGGGGTGGGATATAGTCTTAATTTATTGTTTATGATCTCATATGCATAGTTCGATGTTCTCGTAACAATTGAGTCTTCATACATAACTGCTTGCAATTTATTTTGCCAAGTTGGCACAATTTCAAACGTGGCATCATCGGCAAATTGGCCATAAGTCGAGTAGTTTCCTACAACGCCAATTCCTCCATAATAGCCATAGAAGCGCCACATAGCCCTTGGAGAGCGATAATAAACTTTTGTAACTATAACACGCTTGTCATCAATTTTTCCCCCATAATCGACGGCATTGCCATCATCGTCGACACCTGATGCGCCGGCTGTTTCAACAATATTTTGTAAATCATAATCTTGTTGTTCTATTACCGGCGAAAATGAAGCAGAATATTGAGGTATGTTGCCACCAAAACCTGCGGCGGCCGCAAGGCCATCGCCAGTTCTCTTGGAAAGAGAAAACTTATATCGCGGATATTTAAGAGAAACAAACTGGCCGCCCAAACTAGAAGATAAAGCAGACTCACCTTTAATTTTACCAAGATGATCAAAAGTTCCCGTAACGTTTCCTAAAGCATCAGAAAGTATGTTCTTGCTTTGGTGAAGATTAATGATATATGAATATTCTAAGACTGCCTCTTCATAAGCCGCATATACATTATCGGCCGTCAATTCAATATCGACCACATCTCCTCCAAGTTTCTTATAAACAAAGCTAACTTGAAAAGATGCGCCACTTAAAAAGTCAACAGAACCGGTATAAGCCCCAAACGGGACTGCTGACGCAACATTGGTTGTCGTTCCCGTTGCCGGAAGGATAATGGCACTTGTTTGTGAAGCAGGACTAAGATTTGTAGGCATGTATAGAATTCTCCTGCTGTAATTAGTTCTGACAAAACAAAACCCCCAGACAAGCTAAGGGCTGTTTTAGAAAGATTTAACTATTTTACGCAGAAGCACTATTTGTTTTCTTTTTTGTTGCTCTTTTTCTCGGCGTAGTTGCTTTTTTCTTCCGGGGGGCCGTTGTTTTCTTCGCTTTAGTTGGGGTCTCGACCACTTTTGGCTCCAAAACAACTTCGGGAGATGTTTCCAAAGTTACTGTTTCCTCAACAGCCTCAGATTCTACTGATTCTTGCGCTCTTTTAGCCAAAAGCTTTGCTCTCGGATGATTGCGGTGTTTTGCGTTAAACTTTAATTTGGCAGAATTTAATCTTCTTTTCTTGCCCATAAAAAACTCCTGTTTTGTATAGTAACTAGTATAAAAAAGCAAAAATCTCAAAAATTTACCGGCGAAAAAATTTGGCAGATCGATATTTTATAAAAAAAAACCCCCTCCGCAGGAGGGGGCCTTAAATAAATAATATTAATCTTGGGCGGCGAACGTACACACATCTTCGCTCACGACATATCCAGTGATATACATGACAGTGGTGCTTTTTGCGACCAATTTAATATCATAATATGCGTGATTCACCAAGGTGAATCTATCGTGCGAGCTACCATTACCCCAGACAGCAGAGCAGTTGCCATTTGTGTCAAGAACTGCTACAACTCCTTGAAAATAGCAAGCATCATCTGAAAAATCCATGATAATTTCTTGTGCTTCTGCGGCGGCGCCAGTACCTGCGCCAATGAAATGATAGGTTTCACCAGCGGCTGCGGGCGTTGGCAAGCTATAAGTTTTATTGCCTGTAACTGCTTCCTGCCAAACTGTTTTGCCTGCGTGCGTCGATCTCGTGACAGTTAAGTTGGCATCGCCATTTGTGATAAATGCCGGCTGTGTCTTCTGCACCAAATTCTTCATGGTGGTGCTAGCACTCCAATCAATCTCTCTCTTTAAATTCTCTATTAGTTTCTCGATTCTCGCGAGACCTACTCTTTTTGTTCCCATAGTTAAAAACCCTCCTTTTATAATCATGTCCCTGCATTGGTTTATTTCAGCAATACCAGGGGGCAGTTCTAAGTCTGCCCGATAACTTTGGTGTGAACTCTCGTTCACCTATAAGTAGTTTCAGACAAACGAAAGCCCCCGTCAAAGACGGAGGCTTTACATTTATATTGCGACTAGGGTTTAGCTAGTGGCACCAGCTTCACCAAGAAGTCCGCGAACGACAACTAAGCCGTACATATCAGGACGAACCATCTGTTTGGCATAGCGAGTCATCACGCCCTTACGGGGCACGAAGTCCTCTGGTCCAAAGATGGTAGGTGTGGTCTGCAGTGGTACGTATGGAGCGTACACATATCCGCTTTCAAGGAAAGAGGAGCCGCGGCGACCGACCAGAACAACATTTCGCAGGAAGTATGGGTCAACAATGACATCAAACTTCTTGGAAAGATTTCCGACTTTAACAGCTCCAATGGAGCCCTTATCGTCATCAGCTGTAACACTTGCACGGAATCCAGCAGTAAACTCAAGGAGGTTAGCAACTTCGGGTCCGCAGACGCAGAAATTGGCACCACCACGCAATGTCTTGCGATGGATCTGTGCGGAAACATCATTGATTGTCTCTGCAAGAGTCTCATACCACTCGCTCACTGTACCCGTGAAGTCGGGAGCAGCAGAGCTAGCACCAATCTCAGCGCCGGTCTCACGATTAACGAAAAGACCTGGAGAACGAGACCAGTAATAAGTAGCTGCCTTGGCACCAACAATGAGATCTTCCATGATCTCACGATCGATCTCAAGAGCAATCTGCTCGGACAGGATGCTTGTAAGCTCGACCTCGGCATCAAGGTTGTGGTAAGCATTAAGGTCTTGCCCTAATTCTGGAGTCCACTTAGCCTTGAGTTTCTTGGTCTGAGCGGTAACAGCAATGCTATCCACCTTGATGTCGATCTCAGGGATACGCTCGTTATTTTCCAGCCCCCACTCAGTAGCACCAATAATGGAACCAATTGCAGTGGATGCGTTGTAGTTGTCAACCATTGGGAAACTGAGTTTCAAATTGGTAGAACCGGTAATAGCGCCCATCATTCCAGTAGCGAAACCATCACGAAGAGGCACAGAGCCGCTTTCGTTAACGAAAACAAACTGAAGCTTGTGATTGGACTGACTTGGATCCTCTCCAGTTGAACCGGAGTTAAGGGAAGTCAAGCGACGAACCAATCTTGCAGAGTTTAATCCAGGAGTACCAGCCATCGAAACAAGAGAGATGCCAACAAGGTTGTTTACATCGAACTGCTCAAGATTACCAATACTAGAACCAGTTGTCTGATAGACAGCAACAGCAGAACCAGAAAGATCTGGATCGTACTTGATTAAGCTATCAAGAGTAGCCTGATTCTTGGTGGATAGCTTGTTTGCACCCTCGCCACCAACAGCACCAGCAGTACCAGAAGCAACAAGAGCCCAGCCAACAGCGCCGCCAGCAGGAGCAAATTCAGCAGATCCAGTAGGCGAAGCATAACCGTTGTTTAGTCCATAAGGACCAAGCTGCGATCCACTTGGAGCACTAAGATCTACACCACCAGTGATTTCGGAACCAACCCGGCTTCCACCATACAGAGAGGCCTCAGTTGCGGGCCAACCCAAACGGGGAAGTTCAGGACTCGTGGATGTAGTGAAATCCAGGAAGAAAATGAGCCCTGAAGGGAGACTCATGGGCTGAACGCTAACGAGATCGTTTGCGATCAGACCGGCGAACACACGACGAACAATTGGGAATGCGACGGCTGCGAAACCCTCAACATCTCCACCGCTCATAGTGCTAGCCTCGCGGAGTAACTCTTTTGCTTGATTTTCAAGCAGACGAGCCATGCCGCTGCGAGAACGTTCATTACCTAGACCTTCGAGAAGTCCGGTGCGCTCCCATTTACTTAACAATGCGTTACCTTCAGCACGCATATCACGATTAACAATTCCTTCTGTTAATCTTTCAACAATACCAGCCATAATTTAATCACCTCCTTATATATAATGATTTTATGTTTATTTTATTCCAGCTAATCTCTTCATCCTTTCTTGGAAAGGATCAGAGTCTGTCTTCTCATGACGAGAAGCACGAATCACAGAAGGGGGAGAACGACGATTAATTGCTTCGCTTAGCGATTGTGGTCCACGCTGGGGCGTCGACTGCGCTGTGCTTTGAAGCGTATCAAAAATTGTTCTTGCTTCTGTAACTGAATCGGCGCGAGAAATTGCTTCGACAATTGTTTCTTTTTGTCGCTCATTTAAGGAGGTATTTCTAAGTACACGATTCGTGTATAACAAGCGAGCGTTGGAAAGGTTCACATCTTGTAAGCCTTCTTTAAGCTCTTTTGTTGCTTGTTTATATTGTAAAAGCTTTTCTTCAAGTTGTTTATTTTCAAAAACTAACTCTTCTTGAGCTTTCTTTAAAATCTCTATTTCTTTTTCGACTTCAGTGCTGCGTCGATGGGCCATTTCTTTTTCCATTTCCCACTTCATTTCGTAGGAAGAGCGGCCGGCCCAGCCGCCTAAATCGGCGCGCATATCAACAGATAGTTTTTCCATGATAGCGTCTATTAATTCCTCTGGAGTTCCAGAGTCTTCGGATAAGCCTTTCATCTGCTCTGCGTCCGCTGTCTTGGCTGCAGCTTCTCCAGCAGCAACGCCGGCAGTTTCGCCTTCAGCGGGCCCGTCATCCTCAGAGGCCGTAGATTCATCTTCTTGGGCACCAAAAATTTCATCGGAACCGGTTGTGATGCTTTCGTCAATTTCAATTTCTTCATCATCTTCGGAAAGAATCTCTATTAATTCCTCTTCATCAACATCAAGTTCTTCAAATTCTAGTTGTGTTTCCAAAGATTCAATAGCCTCGTTAAGAGCATCTAAATTAAGATTAAATTCGACCTTATCGCCTTCTTTTGGTAAGCCCGAGAGGCCGATTCCCTTGTTCTTACTAAGACCATCAGTTGCGGCAAGAGGAACATCTTCCTCATCGACAACTTCTTCGGGATCCACAGGCTCTTCCATTCCCATTTCTCCGGGGAGGGCGCCGGGATCTTCCATCGGCAGTTCACCGCCTAAATCCAGGCCAAGGTCGCCGCCAAGTTCATCTTGTTCTAATAATTGATCTAAAGTTTTACGAACTTCCACAGAATACTTATCAATAATCTTGGTTTCCGCACTTTTTAAGGCAGCTTCACGCAATGCTTTGGCATCAACAATGGCTTCTTTTAACAGATTAGACATATAAGGGCTCCTAAAAAAATACTAATTCAAAATAAATAGTGCTCCTACATCGAAAAAGCAAATATATTAAGAGCTTAAAGCGAAAGCAAAATTATTCTATCTCTTTAACATTTATTACTTTTATGTGCTCGTTTCTGATAATATTAATAAGCTCAGCATTCTGAACAACATGTAAGATTTTTTCATTCTCTGCTGGTGTGTAATGCTCTATTGAGCCTGTTGCTAATAATAGCCGATCATACTCATTGTTAATTATCGAAACGACTACATAACCATTGGTTTCTATAGTGCCTTCTGCTGGGCTATCATAATCTTTTAAGGGCCTTAGATCGTCAAGTGTCACATATTTGATATTTGTTTGAATGATTCTCATTCTCTTACATCATCCTCCAACCAAA